GTAATCTTTTAATACTTTTTTTAACAGTATAATTTCTTTTAGCATGTTCATGTTGTTTTGGAGTACGTCCATGTTTTGTGTTACGTCTTCTTGTTAGCCGATTACTATGTTTTGTTGCTAGTTTACTATTATTATTATTATTATTATGTTTTCGCAATGCTTCTCTACTATTTAACTTATCTGAATTGTTCTGTGCAGCAAATGCCTGACGAACTCTTTGTTCACGGGCTCTAGTAGTTACTGGTATGAGCGCTCTTTGTCTTTCAGGTGGTGGCGGAACTAATGAACCGCGCGGGGCCATAAGTACATCTTCAACAATTCTAGCAAATTCTTGTGGAACTTGACCCTCAAATATAGCGTCTGGTAATAATTCAAATAGTTTTTCTCTTGATATAGAATTTACCGTATTTATATGTCTATTTCTACCTGTAGGACCTTTAAAATATTCATATCTGGGTGCTACAAACATAGATTTCATTAATAAATAATTACCATCTTTATCATAAAAATCACCATCATTTTTAAATAAGTCATTGTCTAGAAATGTCTCAATTAATCCAAATCTCCTTTTTAATTCAGTAAACATTTCTTTTGGAATTATAATTACATCTTCAGAATTGTATCTTGGTAGATTAATTAGATTTAGATTACGTTCTGGTTGACGTAATTTACGCGATTTACGTGCCAGCTTTAAACTCATTCTATATATTACTTATATTTTTGTGTCAAGAGATATGGTTTCGGACTACATCTAAATCTTCTAAGAGTTTTCCCGCGAGTGTGAAGTACCGATTTTACACAAATTCCAATCGCGGCCTTTTCCTTAGATTTCACAGACTTATTTTGACCCCGTCGGAGCCTAACAGTTTTTCTAACTTTTTTAATACATCGACATAATTCCTTGGCTAAAAGACTGGGACGCGCCATTGATTTCCCTATATTTCCCCAATATTTTTTATACCTTACTAGTTCAGAGATAATGGAGATTAACAGATTAACTCATTCGCGTGACGACCTATGTGGTATTCAATCTTTTTACTCACAGTCCGTTGGCCCTGGTCGTTATCTAACAACGAATCTTGTTCCTAAGGCTACCGGCGTCAATCCAATGGCCGTAAATCAACTTCTTATCTACCCACGCGAAGGATACGGCTATAATAATGCCGCCATTGACGCAGACTCCGTTCTTCGTAATCAGATCGCTTTTAAGAATAACCGTTGCCAGACTCGTCCTCAAAACCGCCCCTTCTTATCCGTACCATACATGGCAGGCGGTAACCCATCTCGTGATGTTGAAAGTCTATTAATGCATTCCGAACAAGTGCGTATGGGCAAGGAATGCGGTACGGTGACCGAACAGTTCTTCTCGCAACAATATACTCCAATGATTCCAATTATAAAACAAAATATCCAAAATCCTAAGAACTTAGTACCAGAAGTCGCAGCCGAAGGATGGATTCATGGTGGTATTCCGACACGTTCTTACTTACGCGATGTTAATTGCTAAAAAAATATAATATAGACTTTTAGATATTATATTTTGAATCTGTAATTCAAAATATAGTATCTATAATTAGATAAACATGGAAAATTCCAATAAAGCACATACTCGCCGAAAGCGTAGAACCCCTCTAGAAATTCTTGCTAATGCGGAGCGTAAAGTGACAGAACGCGCCGCCGCCGCCGCCACCAAGAAAGCTGAAAAGGAGGCCGCCGCGGGTGCTGCGAAAGCCACTAAAAATGCGGAGAAAGCAGCGACTAAGGCCGCAAAAGAAGCTGAAAAAGATGCGGCTAAGGCTGCTACTAAGGCCGTTAAAAATGCGGAGAAAGCCACCGCTAAGGCTGTTAAAAATGCCGAAAAAATAGTTAAAGTGGCAAATGTATCAAATACCACTAAAAAGCGTAAATATCGTACCTCCGCACAAATTCTTGCTAATACAAAACGCGAGGTTAACGAAAAAGTTGCCAAGGCCGCCCAAAAAGCAACTGAATCAGCCGCTAAGAAGGCTGCTGCTACTGCTGAAAGCGCCGCCAAGAAGGCAGCTGCTGCGACTGAAAGCGCCGCCAAGAAGGCTATCAGAAACGCTGAAACTGCCGCTAAGAAGGCTGCCGCCTTGGCTGCCGCTGCTTCGAAGAAGGCCGTGACGGCGGCCGCAAAAGCGGCTGGTAAGACTGTAAAGAAATCAAAGAATGCTCGCAATGCTTCTAGAAAAAATAATAGCAATAGCAATAGCAATGGTAACACTAACTGGAGATATTTTTAAGTATATTAATAAATAACCTAATTTTTTCAATATTCTCTTCAACTGAAACATCAGCTTCAGTTGAAAGAGTTAGAACAGGAAGGCTTGTATTTTCAATCCACTTCTTATGCTGTTTATCAAGTGCGTCTAAATACTTTAAATCAATATTTTCTTCTCCAGTACGATTCCGAGTATTGATACGGTCCTTTGAAGTACTAGAGCTCGTTGAAATATAAATAATCGCACGCACCGTATATTTTTTACCAAATACATTAAACCAGCTTTCATACAGTTCCCATTCTAGCGGGTCCATATTACCTGCGTCATACAACATCTCTGCAAACACATGCTTATCGGTTAAAACAGAACGCTCTGTAATAATTACTTGGGGACTACTAACACTAGTATCAATATTTTCAACCGCTTTCTGAATATTCTTTAGACGAGTGAGAAGGGCACAATTCTGAAAAGTATAAGACCAGCGATTTTTGTCTTCATAGAAGAGTTCTAGTAAGCTTTTGCCTTTGCCGTTTTTTAGTGATGTCCATTGTGCGACTGGTTCATCAATAGTAACTACATCATGGAGTTTATTACGAATTTCTTGAAGTAATGTGGATTTACCCGCACCAATGTTTCCATCAAGTGAAATAATAATATGAGTCATTCTTTTATCACTCATTAATTTGTATGATAACGCCGTCAAATTTGTATATATGATTATATCAGGATGACAATGAACAATATTAATGAGGCATACGGCCCAATTCTAACCGAGCATTGGGAAAAGGAAGATAATCCCCAACATTATGATTTTCTAACAACACAAATTGTAAACCCTAATCCACAGAGACATATTCTTGGTATTGTTGGAGGCAATGATGTCAGTCTCATAAAAGGAAACATGGTGGATTTAGAGTCAGATTTAAGAGGTATAAATATTCCAAATACGTTTTGCCCATGGAAGCAATATCAACCACCACCTAGTTCTCAAAAGGAAATAGTTCGAGACAATCGAAAAATTAATCTCAAGATTGACGTTCAGAAGGCGCATTTACCCGTCTATCAAATGTGGGCATATCCAGCTGTTGTCGCACCTCAACCTATTGTCAATGAAGTATGTGTGAAACCAGAGAAGTATTAGATCAGTTTTTTTAAAAAGTCCAAATAAGGAAGAATGGCATCTGCTTGTTATACTACACAACAGGCTCTTACGAGACCTAGAAATGATCCGTTTCATCAAGTCGATGATATGCGAATTACATCCTATGCGGCACGATATTATTTAAATCCACCATCCGCGAACTGTCCGACAACCTTTCCAGTAAATGCTACAACACGCATTCAAAAAAGCGGCAACTCTTGGGTTGAAGGACAATGGCGCACAGATGTTGAATCCGACCTCAAAGGAATTGACAGACTCGGCACAAAGATTCGTTGTAACGCTGTCCAATACAATCCTGATACAAATATGATGAATAATATCCCTTTGAAAGCCGCGAAAGATGAAAATGTACCACAAACATTTGCCCGCCTAGTTGACCCCCCGTGTACTTTACGTGCTACGGGCTGGAATAGATGGCAACCATTATTCCACAACCCACAAGAGACATTCGAAACGCCGTTTGATTTCTTCATTCCGTCGCGTGACATTGATAAGGAGAAGTATAACACACATAGAGAAAATACATGTTTTACTCCTTTTGACCAACCGTCTGTCGCAGAACTCGGTCACGAGAAAGACATGTACCCTCGTTATCCGTTTGTTCAGAACTAAATTCTCTCCTCCTCTTCTGGTGTTAACAACCACATTTTGTGCTCCTTTATTTTAGCCATTTTATGATGACCATGAACCCAATTAAAATGAACAATTACCGCAGAGATTTGAAGTTTATCCGTATTATCATAATACATTTTTCCATTAGGATATTTTTCTAAGGGAAGAGCGTTAAATATACACGCAGGCTTTACAAAGTTATTAAAATAAGTTTGGTCATTATTATCAAATGCGCATGTAAGATATTTCTTTTGACCGGCATCAGATACGCAATCATATAGTTTAATTAATCGGTCACTTGATTTAATATACATGTATCCTGTACACATGTTTTGAGTATTATCATTCTCTTGCGCGTCATTTTGAATCCATACATCGTATATCGCGTCCTTCCACCAGACTCTTATATCTTCTAGCGGATCTTTTCTAAATACAATATCGCCATCAATTAATAGCACGTTTTTATTTAAAGAGAGGACTCGATAAATTAGTTCAAGCTTTAAATAACATATTTTATCATAACCCTTTGAGTTCCATGGACAGAATTTCCCCAGAGTTTGATTGGTATTATCGGCACAATACGTATTATATCCATGTTGTCTTAAAATATTAGCCCCCTTTTTATCAATACATACGACCAATATCTTTTTATCGAGACCAAATGGCTTTAGACTCTTCAACATATTTAAAGTGTAAAATAGATAACCATAATTGGTTAATGTTGTAATAATAGTTTTTCCATCTTCAAGAATACACGGCTCTAAATCCTCTAAAGTCAACTGAATAGACATTTATCTAAATAAATAAGTACTCGTTTATACCCTTATACTATTATGATACAATTATGACAATGTGATAATACTAATATATTTTGGATTGGATATTTTATAAAAAATTAAAGGTTATTGCCAGATAGTATGGAAATCGCAGCACTGTCTGGTCTCCTTGGATTAGGCTACCTAATCTCCAAAGCAAGCGGCAATAAAGAAGGTTTTAATGGAAAAAACGCAAATGCTAATGCTATAGCCAGAAAATCGGCGAATAGCATTCCCCCCGCTGACCGAGAATATCCCCTTCTTACAACACCACAGCTACAACCTGGCTTAAGAGAAGGCTTCATGCCAGCGGCAAGAGGTCTAAACTCGGATCCATTAACAGTTGCCCCAAAAGGAGCATCTGCTGTCGGATTTGGTCCTGAACTTGATATGATGTATCAAACACCGAATGGACATACCTATCCGTCCGAACCTAGCACGGGCCCTTACGGTACTGCATTTGGTTATGCTTCTAATAAACCACCATATGCGCCTGGAGTCGTCCCGGGCTTAAATCCAGCGCCATCACCCATTGAATCAAACATTCCTATGATGGAATATCGCTCCGATAATACCGAATCTGATCCGACATATGTTGCCAGTAATTACGTTGTTAGCCCACTTTCTGGGCAAAAGATCCCGTCTGGTGAGTTTAAACACAATAACATGCAGCCATTCTTTGGCGGGCGCATTAAACAAAACATCGCGCCCCAGGCTAACATATCC